GTTGTCAGCCATTAGGCGATCCGGATGATGGCGGTAGCGGCAGCGGCAGCTGGGAAGACGATGGTAAAGTCACCAGCGGTGGAGGTCTTGTCGGAACCAAAATCCAGAACCGCCACAGCCGGGTTGGTCAGGGTACCGCCAGCGTTCGACAGGGCCGAAGGCGTCGTGTTGTAGATCAGCGCCCCGCGAGCCGTGATGGTCGCCGTCGAGAAGGTCAGGTCCGAGAAGTCTACGAAGCCAGTCGTTCCCGAGGTAACCGCACCGCCGAGATTGCTGAGCGTACCTCCGCCAGCCGTGTAGCCAGTGCCCGACACTTCGTTTGTCGCGCTGTAAGCCGTGGTCGTGGCGTCGAGGTTAGCGGACGAGGTGTAGAGGGCCAGCTTGAAAGTGTCGCCGCTGGTGACGCGGAAGTCGTGGACACCGAGCAGGACTTCAGCCTTGAAGCTCGTTGCCATTGCTTGGGTGATGGCCAAGATGGTCTCCTAGAGGTCTAGAATGAGAGTAAGGTCGGCGTGCCCGGCCTTGGTAAGCCTGTTAGCCAGCGTGACGTTGTGCGACCGCACGGCCTCTTGCATATAATACACGAGGACTTGGCGAATGCTATCCCGGAATGCTTCCGCTTGATCGCGGATAGCGGGGTGGGCAGAGCTGCCGACATGGATGATCTTGTCGAGAGCGCGCTCCGCGATTTCCTCTGGGGTAAACCCCCGCTCATGGGTAGTGAGCACGCTTACCGAGCCCACTGTACCGCTGATCGCGTCAAACATCGTTTTACCTCACGGGGTATCGGGTCTGAAGGGTCCGGTAGTTGTCCTGCCGGTTCTTGCCCTCGCCCAGCTGCTTCAGCATGGCCAGCGCTTCGTCGTATCGCTTCTGATACCCCGCGATGACATCCTGCTCACCCTTCATGAAGGTATACGCCTCCAACAGGGCTCCATAGAGCAGCACCGAGTCAAAGTTGGTTCCGAGCCACGACGTACCCGCCGTCACGATGGACGTAGGATAGTAGAAGTAGTGCAGCTCAAACTGGTAGGTCGCGTCTGGCGTCGGCCCAAGGATGAACGAATCCTTGTCGAAGAAGGCGTAGTAGATCGGCTTCGCTGTGGCGTTCGGGTTTGGATAGGACTCCCGAATGAAGCTTACGTCCTTGTTGAGCATGTACTCGTAGTTGCCGCTGGCGTCGATGACGGCCATGGAGAAGCTGGCCAGCCAGTCGGCGGGGACCGCTAGGTACTTATTGCCGGAGGTGCACTGCCCAGTGACGTTCTTCCGTAGGTCCAGCAGCTGTACCGTGTTGAAGATACGCTGCTCAGCCTGTTGGATGAAGGCGTTGATTTGCTCTGTGGACGTAAGCGTAACCGTCCCAGACCCCGCAGAATCGGTCCACGTAGTGCCGGGGAAGTCGTTCTCGACGTACCCCTTAATGGTCTCGAACAGCTGCGCGTAGTTCATGGCTTAGCCCATCGGCCCGCGAGCGCGAGTGCCCTTAGTGGCAGCGCCGGTCCCGCGAATCTTCACCCCACCGCCGCTCTTCAGCTTGGTCAGGGGTTTGCCCGGGTGCATACCGCGCTCGTGCTTGTGGATAGCGGACGCCGCCATCTTCTTGTCTTGCTTGAGGTCAGCCTTGTCCATGGTCAGCTTCCTGTAGTAACGGTGACGGAGCCCACTGCTCCTGTAGCTTTTAGCGTATCTGGAAGACTAGGCAACTCCAGAGGGTTATTTAGCCCGACAGGGTTCCAGCCCCACTGGATGATCCGACTTCCTTCGCCGGGGTTACCGTTGTCATTCAGCCCAGACTGGAAGTAGCTGTTGTCGGGCCGGGGATTACGGAGCGCCTGCGGGTCGTCCACTGGGTACATACCCAGTTGCAGTTGGGGGTGGTCGGGCTCCCAGCAGCTACGGCATACAAGGATGTTGACGTTCTTCGTCTTGATCGTGAGCTGCCGAAGCTCCTTAAGCTTGTAGCGGAAGCCGCACCTGTCGCACTGGGCAATCGCGCGTTTCCCGGTGGCGAACCTGTTGGGCATGGATCACCTAAACGCTACACGCGGGGCGATGCGGAGGGGGGCCTTCTCTCGGTCTTCGTCAGACGCGAGCTGCCAAGCCTCGTCGTACATCTGCTTGAGCATCATTGCGCGTTCCATGGCCCCCGGGATTTTCACCGACAGGTGGTACGCTAGCCCTGCCACCATAGCCGGAAGGAAACGGAACGGGATATCCTGTGTCGTGACGCCCGAGCCAGCCTCTTGAATGCGCCGAAGCCGCCAGTAGACGAAGGTGTAGTAGCTGGATTGGTCTGGCACAGGCCACACGGTAACCCGGGGGTAGGCGACACCAGAGGGCTCAGTGGCCCCCGACCGACGTTCGATCCAAACCTGAATTGGCCTTCCTTGGCCATTTTTGTTCGGGATCGTGGCGTAAGTGTCCACACTGATCCTATTGATGTTGATGTCCGTCTGGTTCTGGCCCGACTGGGTCCGGATGACGTGGTCGATGAGGTCCACGGTATCCAAGGGCAGGTTATACGTAGCGGTACCCGCCACAAGCGGGATCGACCCCTGCTCAATAGTCCAGAGGTTGACGCCCCGGTTTGCCCATTCGATGGACATCAGGTTCAGGCTACGGCGAGCCGTACGGAAGTCGTAACCCGTGCGCAGCTCAGCACCACACCTCTCGAACGCCTCCTCGATGAGGGCGTTCATGTCGAGGTCAAACGTCGCTGTACCGCTGGTGGTCACCGGAATCTCGCTGTCTTCTTGGCGATGCGCTTAGGCTGGGCCACGAATTGCTTGCCTTGGCGGGTGCCTTCACGCTTGGCCTTGGTTGTAGCAGCATACTCAGAAGATGTCAGCGATTGCCGCGCCTTCTTGGGTAGGTACCGTTCGCCCGTAGCCTTCTCCCCTTGGGTCGAAGGTTTGCCAGACTTGGTCCCCCAGTCCTCCTTGGTCCACTTGGAGAGCGACTTCTGGGCTTCGGTCTTGGGTCCGGAGTACCCGCCACCTGAGGACTTGTACTTCTGAGTAGCAAGCTGTGCCTTACGCGCTGACCATTGGCCGGGGTCTCCCCCTTTACCGCTGGCCTTCACGCTAGCAACGACGCGCTTCCACTTGCTCTCGTCGGTACGAGCCACTTACTTGCCCTTCTTGAACCCCTTGAGCATCGCAGCAAACTGGGCGCTCTTATCCGCCTTACCCGCCTTGCCCGGGGCCTTGGCCATCTTGGAGGCTTTGGCCTTCTTCATGGCCCCCATTCCCCGAGAGGGCATCACTTGCAGCCCTTCATCGTCTTGCCGCCCTTGGCCATCTTGACCATCTTCGCCTTGGTCTTGCCCTTGCGGGCGATGCCGTCAGCCTTACGCGCTTTCATAGCTGGGTCCTTTCGTTAGCTACGCTTGTTCATCTCTTCGACCTTATGCTCAAGGCGTTCAAAGGCCCTGTCAAACCGGTCTCCAAGCTTGTCTACCAGACTGTTCATCTCAGCCCGAGTAACGTGATCCCTCGCAACCTCTTCCCGGGTTTGGTTAAGGAGGTTGCTGATCCGATGGAGGTCATCGAACTTAGTCTTCATGAAAAACCCCAAGACCCCGACAAAGCCGGTAAGAATGGCGTCCCACAGCGTCTCAACGTTCATCTCAGCACTTCCACGACTTAAGGTACTCTTCCCACTCGGGGCTGTCATTGCTAGCGTAGATGTACTGCATAGCGAACTCTAGCAGCAGCGGGTCGTCTCTAAAATGCCCGAGGCCACGGTTACAGTGGTTGCACAGCATACCCCGAACCCGCCCCGTCTTGTGGTCGTGGTCCACCACGAGAGGCCCTCCAGAACCGCAAATGACGCACTCTTTTGTCGAGGCTTTAAGGTCCTTCAGGTCTTCGTCGCTGATTACGTCCCGAAACTTGCCGCGATTTATCTCGCTCCGGTACGTCGCCCGGCACGTGCGGCACCAGCTATCGAACCCCGACTTAGTTTTGTTGTGCGGGGGGAAGTGGACTCCGTCTAGCGGTTTGTCCTCCTTGCACCGAGTGCAGGCGGCCTTTAGCAGCTCCATGCTCGCCTCGCTTTATTAAGGCGGCTGTTCGGGTCCTTAGCAGCTTTGGGGAACATCTTGGCCTGACCGGCGGACCTAGCGCAAAAAGACTTCCGGCGAGCCGCGTCCTTTTCGGTCTTGGGGTTTGGGGCAGGCGGTTTCAGCCCCGGCTTGCCCGGATTCGCACGGTTGTAGGAAGCCCGCCCCTTGGCGTTCAGTCCGCCCTTGGGGTTCTTGCCTTCCTTACGTGTCCATGCGGGAGACTTGGCCATCACACGTACTTCTTCTTCGTGACCCTGCCGCCCTTGGCTTTGCCCATCGAGTCGCGAAACGCAGCGCCAAAGCGTTTACCCGCTGGGAGGTCCCGGTACTTGGGGTCTCCCTTGGCTAGGTAGTCCACGGCCTTACCGAGGCCGGTTTTTTGGCTTTCTTTGGAGCGAATGGCGTCGCTCTTAGCCATCATGTCCTTGTAGGCAGCCTGATTAGCCTGCCCAGACGCCGAGGGTTCTTTCTTGGGCGGGGCCGCAGCCTTCGGGGCCGCAGCTTTTGGAGCTGCAACTTCTTCCTTCAGCTTGGTAGTGTAGCTCTTGCCGTTCCACGTGAAGGTCTTGCCGCCGCCTTTGCGGGCAGCGCGGAAGGCTTCGGAGAAGCTGCCACCAGCGGCCATCTTCTTGACGCTGCCGCCCTTCTTCATGCCGGTAGCCCCTGTAGTTGTAGGGGGAGGAGGTGACGCTTCGCCGGGACGCCGACGCCTACGTTTTGCCGCCATAGCGGCGGGGGAGAGGATTTCGGGGCCGTGCTTCTCGACCATGGCGGCGGGGGAAAAAACCTCAAGGCCGTCTTTGGACTTCATGGCCATTGCCAGCGGAGAAAAAATCTCAAGGCCGAGCTTCTTTTTCTTCTCGGGGGCCGCAGCCGAAGAAGAAGTTGTGGTCTTGCCGCCTTCGGCGTAGCGGCGCTTCGTGATCTCGCCGCCCTTCTTGAACGGACGCGAGGTAGGCTCGTCCTTGACTGGGTCGTAGGTACGCTTCTTGGGTGGCGGGGTCTTAGCCTTCTTCTCGGTGTACGGCATGGCCGTGATCGCCCGGGACGACTCGTCCTTCATGGCGTCATAAGGGCGCTTCTTGGCGGGAGACTTGGCCATCA